GTCGGTAACATCACCGAATTTCAACTAGCCTCTGGCAAGGCCGTGGCATTCCTGGCTCGCACCGCCTAACACATGAGACTTGGCATCGGCATCGGAACCAATCGAGCGCCCTCCGGCGATGCCGGTGGCTTCGATCTACCGATCCTGCGGCGCGATATGCTCCAGGAGGACGAGTTCTTCGTCCTGCAGGAAGATGCCTCCAGTAAGATCGTTTTCTCGTTCGGCACCTACGACCGAATTGCTTTGGAAGATGGCACCGACCTTTTACTAACCGAAAACTCCGACAAGTTCATCCTCACCGTTTACTGATATGGCAGACTCCAAAATCACGGCCTTAACGGCCATTTCAACAGTCGATCCAACGGCCGACCCGTTGGTTATCGTCGACGTCTCCGATACGTCAATGGCCGCCAGCGGCACGACCAAGAAGTCGACGATCAATCAACTCCTCGGCTCCGGCGGCACCGCCACCCTCGCCTCCGCCACCATCACCGGCGATCTGACGGTGGATACCTCGACCCTGAAGGTGGACAGCGCGAACAATCGGGTGGGTATTGGGACGGCGACACCTGCCCGTCCGCTTGATATTGTCGGCAGTTTCCAGTCAACGCTTGGTTGGGTTCTCACCGGAACTCCTGCTGGTCTTGGTGCTGCTACGCGATACATCGGTGGAGCTGGCGGCACCGACAGCTGGTATTTCAACGCGCTGACCGGCGGAAGCCATTTATGGGCATTTGGTGAATCCCTAGCCATGACCCTCAACTCCACCGGCTTGGGCGTGGGGGGAAGCCCCGGGTACAAGCTGGATGTTGCTGGTTCCTCGGCGGGTGTTTTGCGGTTGGTGAACATCAATAATTTATCCACCGATCCTGCAGCAGTTACACGGCTATCGATCGATGGTCAGGGTGCCACATGGCATCTTGATAACGAGCGCACCAACGGCATCTTCAAAATTACTCGCAATTCGACTGCGTGTTTGACGATTGATAACTCCGGCAACGTCGGCGTGGGGGTTACGCCGGCTGGTACTGGCGGTTGCTTGCAGCTCAAGAGCGGCATCACCTTCCCCGCCACTCAAGTCGCCTCGTCCGATGCAAACACGCTGGACGATTACGAGGAGGGGACGTTTACGCCAACTGTTGTTGGCAGCACAGCCGCTGGCACTGGAACGTACTCCAATCAAACCGGATACTACACCAAGGTTGGAAGACTGGTTACTGTAACGGTTTACCTTAATTGGACAGCGCATACCGGAACCGGTGACTTGCGTTTTGCCTCACTGCCTTTTACGGCATCAAGTTCTGCAACAAACTACAACGGAATAAGCATTGCATTTGTTCAGAACATAGCACTAACGGCTGGAAACGTTTTGTATGGAAGTCTTCCTCTAGCAACGTCTTATGTAAGCGCATTGCAAGGTCCAACTGGCGGTGGATCAGTAGCTGCTGTTCCTATGGACACTGCTGGCGAAATCGCTTTCACAGCAACCTACTTCGTCTAATCTTATGCTCACCGAACGCTCTATTTTCTCGCTCTGCGAGACTCTTCCCAATGGCATCCTTCAAGTTCGCTTGTCGGACCAGATTCTCGACGGCGAAAAGATCAAATCATCGACCTATCGCCGATACTGTCTTGTTCCCGGTGACGACCTTACGGGTCAACCGGAGCAAGTGGTCAAGATTGCCAATGCGGTCTGGACTGCTGATGTCGTCGCCGCCTACAAGCAACAGTTGGCCAACAATCAATTCCTGAAGCCATGACTAACATCTCTTGGATCATCGAACGCCTTCTCGTCCGTAAAGTCGAAGGCACCTACTCCGATGTCGTCATAACCGCCGACTGGCGTTGCAACGGCACCGAAACCACCGGCTCTGGCGACACCGAGCAGACCTTCAGCGGCACCTGCTACGGCTCCTGCTCATTCGCGCCGCCGACTGGTAGCTTCACTCCGTATCCTGACCTCACGCAGGATCAGGTTCTTGGTTGGTGCTACGCCAACGGAGTCGATCAAGCGGCCATCGAAGCGAACGTCACCGCGCAGATCAACGACCAGATCAACCCTCCGGTCATCGCGCCGCCGCTGCCGTGGTTGCCGGTGCCCGAGCCGGAAGTTGTTGCGCCCGAAGCTCCCGTTGTCGAAGCTCCTGCCGCATGATTAAGATCGAACTCAGCACCGAGCAGGTGAACAGTCTGCTCCAACTCATCGACATCGCCATCAAGGCCGGCGGCTACCAGAACGCTAAGGTAGGCGTTCCTTTGGCCGATATCATCCTCGCAGCAGCCCAACCTAAGCCCGAGTAAATGGACACATCCAATCACGGCGGTGACACAAATCAGATGATTGTCTCCATGGGAGGAGCAGCAGCGGCCACCGCTGTTTCGTTTATCCCCTGGCTCACCGACATCGTTCGACTTATCACCGCCGTGATTGGCCTGCTCTGCGCCATTTACGGGGCTTACAAACTCTTTAGAAAATGAAGAACACCAAGACCACTCTCGCCGGCATCGGTGCAATCCTCGTTGCCATCGGTGGGGCTATGAAGGCCCTGTTCGACGGTGACCCGACTACCCATCTGGACATCACCACGACCATCGCCGCGGTGACCGCTGGCATCGGTCTGATCTGGGCCAAGGACGCCGAGAAGAAGGCCGAGTGAACTGGATCTACCAGATCCTGAAGGCCCTGCTCGACTGGTTCCGAGAAACCCCACCCACCGACATCCAACATGGAAAAGCACCCGAGGCTCTCAAGAACGATCTGGCTGATCGCATTGCTGGACTGCCTCGGCTGCCAGATGACCAAGGTGGTCCTGGTCCCTTCCGGTGATCCGGTGATGCTGGCCAAGCCTGTAAAGGCCAGCGTGTACGGATTCGACAAAGACAAGAAGCTGGTGGGACCGTCCACGGTGACGCTTCCGGCAGGTTGGTACGCACTACCGAAGAACTGATATGGCCCAGCAAATCATCAACATCGGAGCAATCGCCAACGACAACACCGGGGACACCCTCCGCGGTGCCGGGCAGAAGCTAAACGACAACTTCACCGAGCTGTACACCGACATCTCGGCCCTGACGTCGGCCACAGCCTACACGCCAACACTAGTCGACTCTGGTGGTGGCCGCACCTACACCGTCACGGTCAACTCTGCGCGGTACACCAACATCGGCAATCTGCGGTGGTTCTCAGTCGATCTGACTGTCACCGCGGCATCCGGTTCTGCCTCGGGCGATCTCCGATTGAGCCTGCCGGCCACGTCGACCTATTCGGGCACTGTCGAGTTTTATGCCGACAAATTGACAGCGGCAGCTAAGACCGATCTTCAAGCGCGTGTGCCGGCAGGTGCAAATTACGTCGTGCTGACGCATTACGAGAACGGTGACGCCTTGGAATTGGCATCTCGCATTCAAGCCACATCTAGGCTGATTGTGACCGGCATATTCTTCACCACCCCGACACCGTGACGACTATCGGCTCCAGTCTCCAGCAGGGCATGACGGTGCTCCAGCAGATGCTAGGGGCGCCGATGTTCATCTGGGAAGGCTCGTCGATCCGGTGCATCCCGGCCATGGTCACAGATGCCAACACCCCGGTGCCCGGTGGCTTCCAGGACAACGTGGCATCCCGGATCCTGGTCAAGTTCTCCGACTGGAAGACCTGGGACAGCACCCTGGTCACGATGGACACCACGCTGTACACCCTCGATCAAGGGACAACATTTTCCCGCCTGCAACGCGAGGACACCGGCTTCGTTCTCCAGGAGAACACCGACCGCATCGCTCTGACATTCTGCAAGCCCAGGCCGGTGGTCGGGCGCACGCTGGTCTACCAGGGGCGCACCCTGCGGATCCTGTCTTGCCGGGTGGATGCCTCCGGCGCCTACTACAGCCTGGAACTAGGAGCGAAGACCCGGTGAGACCTGTCGTTAACATGACGGTCGACTCCAGCAAGTTCGACGCTGCCATGAAGCAGTATCTGGCCCAGACCAGCCGCGACCTTCACAAGGCGGTCAACAGCCGGTTCTTCTATCTGATGGTCCGGCTGTTTGTCCTGGTGCCACCTAAGAGCCCAAGCCAAGAACGGCGCCGAATCGCCGACTACCTCGGCACGCCGCTTGGAAACATCAATCGGAAGTCCAAGAAGACCGGCAAACGCATCGGCAAGTCCCGCCTGCTTCGCCGCGTGCATCTGATCGCCCAGTCTAAGGAAGCTAAGGCCGGCCGCCGCGGCCTCTACGGCGAGGAGATGAAAGCGGCAGCCTCGGCTCTGATGCGGAAGGCTATCGGCTCAGTCGGCTACCTACGCTCCGGTGTGGTAAAGATCATCCGGATCTACAACCGAGGTTTTACCCAGTTCCAGAGTCCCAAGTGGAAGCCCCTGTCAAAGCCTGCAGGGTACAAGGCGCCCAAGAAGACCAACGCCGCCCTAGTGTCATTAGCCAACCAGTACGGCCTGCCTGAGGAGAACGTGGCCGTGCACAAGGGCACCAAGGCCCGAGGTATTCAAGCGGTCCCAGGATTCAACCCGACAGCCTCGGTGGTCATGACCGCTGGCGTGGCCGACAACCAATACAACCGGGTGGCAACGATTTACAACCAGGCCATGCAGAAGGCCATGGACGACGAGCTGGCCGAGCTGACCAACCACATGACCGAGGCCATGCTGCAAAACGGCAAGGTGCTGGAAGACAACGGAATCTCCATCAAATGAACGCCGTCGCCCTAAGAGCAGAGAAGGCTGTGGCCGACTACCTGGCAGCCGCCGACTGGTCGGCCTCCGGCGCCGGTACACCCACCTGCCTGACATCCTACAGCCGCGGCCTCTACGACGACCCGGACGAGCAGGACGTCATGCCCAACTTCCCGCGCCTGGTGGTCTCGACCAACTCGGCCAGGCCGGTCCAACGCACCGACCTGACCTGCGAACTGGAGATCGCCGTCGAGCTGCAACTCTCGGCAGACGACACCGACGAGGCCG